GCCGCGTTCAGGCTGCCCGATACGACGGCGCCGATTTTTAATCCGACCAGAACTTCGTTAGCCATATTTTGCTACGCTGTCCGCATGTTTGAGAAAGCCGCAACACGCACTGCAAAAACCGTCTATGCACTGGCCGTTGGCGTCGGTGTGATTTGGCTCGCCTGGTTGTGCCTGGCGCACTTTTCGGCTTGGGCCGCCGTGTTAGCGTTCTGCCTTGGCCTGCCGTTGTTGGCGCTGATCGCCGCCCCTGTTGCGGCGGGCGGCGCGTTATTGGCGGGGATCGCGGTTGGGCTGGCGGTGACGGTCAGCTCTTCATTTGTTCGGCGAGTTCGATCCGCCGGTTGATTTCACGCTCACAGACCTCGGCCCAACGCCAATAATCGTCCATATCCAGCCGGGCGATTTCAGACGGCTGCAACCTCAGCACCAACAACAGCGCCTCGTCCCAGGAGCGCAACAAGGTCTCCCCCGTTAGCCATTTCCCGCAACACCTCGGTGGCTAGTTTCGAATCCGCGATATCGAACTCCCCGAGGTCCTCCAGTGTGATGCCCAACATTTTTGCCACGAGCATGTCTTCCATGGCGCCTTCATCGCCTTTGACGGCGCCCTGCGCGGCGCTGATGTCTTTGCGTTTCAGGCGTTTGATGGGCAGCTTCGATATTGACTCGCCGCTGGCACTTTTGAAGGGGAATTTGAGAGTGAAACTGAGGGCGTCGGCCATTTCTGTAGCTCCAGGTTGATCGGTTGCTCTTCGAGAGCCCTGAGCTTCGCACATGGTCGCGGGGACGGCTTTTAATCGAGTTTAAAGGCCTGTATGAATAACGAATCCAAAACGCGCGCGGGTGAGTGAAATGGTTACGAGTGTAAAAAAAGGACTTCAAGCACTCCTAGATAAGGGAGTCAGAGAGATCTATCACGCCAACAGCGTGTTGACCTCCTGTGAGTTTCTAAGACACGGAGCGCTGCTTTCCAGGGGAAGCATCGAAGCCTTAAAACTAAGGCAAACCCCGCAGAAATCAGACCTAATAGACAAGCGATATCATATTTGGAACGACATTTTTTTCGACTCTGTAGACATCCACGCTCGCGCGTCTGACGCCAATCATTACGGGCCGGTAATGTTCGTTCTCAGTACGGAGAAACTGATTGGGGAACTTTCCACCGGTGAATTTAACGTCACAAAATTTAATCCAACCAAATGGGCCAACAAGGCCCCGAAAAACAGATGGATGCAGAGCCTTGATGAGTTCGAAGCTCACTTCGACGTAAACAGTTTCGACCAGATGATCGTGTTCCGTCATTCTGACGGCCACGTACCACTCAAAAATGCCTTAATAAGAATTGTCGTCGACTCTGCACCGGCCATAGGCGAGCAACGAGTGGACGCCTTTAGCTATGCACTCGGAGCATTGAGGCATTCGATGCATTTAGGCGCGTCAAAGGTTGCCCCCATCGAAAGACGGGAATGCGCGGAAGGCTGTGGATGTCAGGCTCATTACACTATGGATGAGGAAAACATGTTCCGGATGTTCCGACCCTTTATCAAAAAAGGATAGGAAACGCCCCGCTGGTGGCGAGGCGTTAATTTTGAGGATTGGCGCTCTATCAGGCCTGCCCGATGTTCCTTCTGTACTTGGACAACTGATCCTCGCCGCCCACGCGAAAGATGTTGGCCAGGTAGTCCAACAGAACCACCTCTTCCCCGTTGAGGATCTGACGAACATACGTCGCCGAAAACGGCGTTTCGTATTTGGTCGGGTCTCGGGGCTTGTGGCTGCCCAGTTGATACTCCTTGCCGGTTATGGTCATGGTCGTAACCAATGGGATCTCGTCGACCAACCCGGCGCTGTTGAACACCTGTACGTTGGAGCGGCACTGCAACTGCACGCTTTTGAATGGCGTGACCAGTTTCTTGGCCGCTTCGAAGTACAGGCTGTTCCAGGTGATTTTCCCTTCGAGCTTGTCGATGCCGTCCGGCAGTTCGATCAGGCCGACCATGCCGAGCCCCTGGAAGTCGCTCATGACCGTCTTGATCGAGCCCAGGTCGATTTCCTCGGACTTGCCGAAGAAGCTGGTGCCGTCGAGGTAGATGTTGGCGTTGGAAATTCGGTGTGCGCTGAAGCCTGGCATTTATGCGGCCCCCAAGTTGACCAGGTATTCCCCGGTGATTTCAGTTTCGAAGGTGCCGCGCTCAAACGGCAACGGAACGCCCAATTTGTAGTTGAACAGAACGTGCCCCAACTCCAACTCGGTTTGCGGGTTACGGGCCGGGTCGTACCAGCATTCGCCGCCGAGTAGCGCGCCGTCGCCGATCAGTTTGCGGAAAAACAGGTTGACGCTTTCAGTGATGCTGGTGAGCAACGACTCGGTGACGGGCATGTCCACGAATTGCAACGAGCTGTAGCGGATCGACTCGTCTGCAACATCTTTGGTGCGCCGCACGTTTTCGAAGTTGCGCATGTGGGTCACCGTCGGCCACGCCGCCGTGCGGTTGCCCCAAAGCCGCAGGCCGGTGCCGAACGAATTGAACACCGTGGTGATCCCGTTTTCGTTGAGCAGGTTGACCTCGCTGTTGGGGTCATCGACCCGCGCCATCAAGGGCCGCTCAAGGCCTATAACGCCAATCAGCTCCTGATTGGAGCTGCTCCACCAATACCCATTGTCGTTGTCGACCTTCGCCCTGAGGCCGGCGGCCCGGATCGAGAGCGGCTGCAGGCGTTCGCCGTCGGTGACGGCGTCGTAAACCTTGACGTGCGGGTAGCACAGGCGAACGCGGTCGCTGCTGGTGTTGAAGTTGATGGCGCCGGCGGGGCCGCGCCCGGCGATCACCTGCTGAACAGTGGTGCCGATAGGCGCGTCGATGTAGGCCACGCCGTTGACCTGTTCGGCCGAGGCGATCAGCTCGACACTCACCGAATTCAGGGTGCTAAACGCCGGGGCAATGAATATCTTCGGGAAGAACCCCAACAGGTTGTAGCTGTCCTGGAACGCCTTCAGCCCCGTGCGCCGGCCGGCGGCGGTGACGCCGCCGATGATATCGGCGGCCGTGACCTTGCTCGGGTCCGCGTAGGTGTAGTCCGCTGATACCTGGGCGTTGGCCGGAATACTGCCGGCCGCCAAACGTTTCACCCGCCCGGTGAGCATGTTTGCCGTGTAATCGACGTCCGGGGCGTACACTTCGTCGCCCTCGGCGGTTTTTAGTTGCAATGTTTGCAGGGCCCCGTGTCCTAGTTGGAGCAAATCGTTATCGCCGAACTGCTTCAACTGGGCCGCCGCATTGGCGCGGTGAACGGCCGGGTCGAGCACGTTGACCACCAACACCGTGCCGGCGCCGAAATCGTAGATGCCCTCCAGGGTTTCCGGGATGCTGAAGCCGGAAAGGTGGGGGCCGAATTGGGCCGCGTCCGTGTCATTCAGGGACATGGTCAGTTCATTAACGGGGCCGATGGGCGCCGTGCCGACCAGCGCGATAACCGCCGATTTGACCACGCGAATGGCCCGGGGGCCGCGTTCGACTTCGGTGGTTTCAATGCCGTGTAAGTAGTTAGCTGCCATTGGCCTTCGCTCCTTTTCTGGTTTCGGAGGACCCGGCGGCGGCCGGGTTAACGGGTTCTGAAACCGGCGGCGCCGGCTTCAAGTGTTTGAGCGCTATCAACACCTGGGTGTATTCGTGGTCAGCGGGCAGCTCGACCGGCTTTCCTGGGTACAACTGGGCTTCGAACAGCTCGCGCTTGTCGCCTACCCGCAGGGAGGCGGCGCTTTGCGGGCCGGAGTAGATGTAGCGGGTAAGGTTCATGGGTGGTCCTCGAAACGAATGTGAGAAAGGGGCGCCCCGCCCTCGGGGGCCGTCGCCTGCAATTGAGTGGCGCGAACGGCGTAGTCCTGGCCGTACTGCCAAAGGCCGGCGGTCTGGCCGATGAATTGTTCAGCCAACGGCCGGCACGCCTGATCGCAGTGCGGCGCAAACCAGCCGGTCAGACAGTCGCGGATCTGGTCGAGGTAGCTGATCACGCCGTCTTTGCCGTTGAGCTGGCGAAACACCAGGGTTAGACGGATGACGATATTGCGCGCCTGGAACACCGAGTCGCCGGCCTCGGAGCCGCCGAAGGTCGACCTTCCGTAGGCCAACAAAATTGCCCCCCGTGGGTGGTTCAGGCGGTACCCCGCCGGGTTCTCCGGGAAAAGCTCGGTCATCAACCCGCTGCCGAAACGCTCCTGCAGGCGGTCGCGAATTGCATCGAGCAGTTGCTCGGTCTGGGTTTTAGGTTGAATCATCAGTACCGCTCCCAAAGGTCGCGGTCGAACTGCTGGCGGCGCGCCCGAACGCGAATCTCGCCCGGCTCGGGCGCGGCGTGGCCTGTGGGCATGCCCAGGGTGACAACGCCGTCGCGGATGCTTTCCAACAGCTTGACGGTGTCCTTGCGGCTGTCCTTAACCGCGTCGGGCAACGCCCCCTCGGGGCGGCGCTGATACAGCCAATGTCGGGCCAAATAAACCACCGCATCCCGCAATACGGTCGGTACCGGATCGAGCGGCAGGTTGTAGCGGCCCCGCAGGTAACCGTCCACCAGCTCTTCCGCCTGCCGCACGCCGTCCTCGATCACGTTCTCGTTGGGCGACACGGCGGCCGGGTCATCGTTGGAGAGCTGAATCAGCGTCATCTCCGGGATGGCGTTGCCGATGTCGGCGCGGGTGCAGTAGCGCATGGTTAGCCCGCCTTCAGCTCGACCAGGGCTTCGGGGAACAGGCACATGGCCAACGGGTTCGCCTGGGCTTCCAAGTCCCAGCCTTTGCCCAACTTGCGTTCCTCGGCCTTGCTGTAAAACGGCTGGCCCAACGTGTTGACCGTCTCGTTGTAGTTGGCCGGGGCGTTGAACATACGGAACACGCCACGGGCCACCGGGAATACCTGGGCAATGTCGGCCGGGATGAAACGTTGGCCGCTGACGGTGACGTCGTATTCGATGAATTCGATGCCCCCGAAGGTGAACCCGGAACGCATGTCGCCGCCGATACGGTCCTGCGCTTCCTGGTAATGGGCAAATGCGTCCTTGACCTTCGCGTGATCGGTGAAGGCGTCGAACCAGTCCGGCCCGCAGAAAGAACGGAAGCCGGTGACCATCACGCCGCCCAATTTGGATTCGGCGTAGCGCTTGGCGTCCAGGCAGGCCTTTCGCACGTTGGTCCCGGCGTTGCCGAGCGCTACCGTGATTTTCTTTTGCTCAACGTCAAACTCATCAAAGAGGTCGAACAGCACCGAACCGTCCGCGTCCAACAACTTGCCGCGAAGCGCGCCGACCCGTTGGAATTCGCGGGTGGCTTCGATGCTGTTTTTCAGCTCCTGCAGGTTGTCATTGATCACGGCGGCAACCGGCGCGGTGGTGCTTTCCTGGCCGAACGCGGCGATGCCCTGCAGTTGGCTCGGCAGGATCGGCCGGTTAACGGGCAGGTGCAGGGTTTCGAAGCTGCGGCGCTTGCGTTTGCCGCTCTTGAGAGGCGCGGGGTCGTCATTGCGCGAGGTGTTGGGCACCAACACCAGGCGGCCCTCGCGTTCGTCAATCACAACGCTGGTGCTGGTCACGCCTTTTTCTTCAAACAGGCCCATGGCGCCGACCTTGCCGGGGATGGCCGGGAGTTTGTTAACGGCGGCGGTAAGGTTGGCGATGCTGAACATATCTTGCAGATTCATGGAGTACTCCCGACTCAGAGGGCCGCGCGGGCGACGATGCCCAGGGCGTTGAGTTCGTCCAGGGCGGCGGTTTTTTGGGCTTCGGTGATGCCAGCCGGCCATGCGAGTTCGGCCAGGGTTACGACGGCGCCGCGCGCAATGACGACGCCGGACTTATCGCCGGCGGTTGCGTCCACGTGCTCGCCCAGGACTGCGGCGGCTTTTTCGGCCCCGTCCGCGCCGGCGGGGTTGAGCGCCTGGTACTTGCCGGCCGCCTTGGCCAGCACCTGCCCGAGCGGGTAATCGGTGCCGGCCAGCAGCACGGCCTTCTCCTTGGTCCAGCCGGGGCTAACCTCGACCAGCAGTAAATCGCCCAAGTCTTTGGGCTGGTTGAACGTGGCCATGTGGCCTCCTATCGTTGGGCGCGGGCTTCTGCGTCAGCCAGCAGTGGGTTGGTGGTTTCGGGAACGGTCTTGCCGGCCCGCGCCTTGGTGGCCACCTCGGCGAAGCTGACGCCGCCGGCCAAGTCGCTGAAGACCGCCTTCAAGCCGTCGCTCAACGGTTCGCGGGCGTCCTCTTCGCCGAACTCCAACGGGGTTTCGCTGGAGTCGGCGTAGTCCAACGCGGCAATGACGGCCGGGGCGTGGACTGGCTTCATGCCCGCCGCGATCAGTTTTTCGGCGTACTCGACGTTCGCGGCGTGGATCTTTTCCTGGGCCGATTCGCGGGCGGCCTTTTCCCGCTTGGCGATGTCGGCTTTGAGGCGTTTGTTCTCCGCCTCCAGGGCGGCTTTTTCTTGCTCGTTCACGGCGGGTTCCTCGGCGGCGCGGGTGGGTTCAGCGAAAGCGGTTTGTTGAGGTTGTTCGGGTTGGCGGGCGATTTCGGCAAGGCTGTCGATGGCCCATGACGGGGACACCTGGTCGGCGGTTTCTTTGTCGAACTTGCCGATAAGCCATTCGCGGAAGCGGCGCCACATGTCGGAGTTGAGTTCGTGGCCGTAGTCGCCGAACTCGATCACGCCGTCTTCGCCGTCGGCCAACTCGATGGGGCGCAGGCCTTTTACGGCGGGCGGCTGGGCGCCAAGAAAGCCAACGTGGCGCAGGTAATACACGCCCGGCGCGGGGTTGTTGGCGGCGTCGGGGTGATAGAAGGAGGCGGAAATTTTCTTGTAACTGCCCTTGGCCACTTGCTCGGCGAAGGCGGCGTCGACCTGTTGCGGTTCGGCGATCAGGCCTTGGGCGGTGGCCCTCAACGATTTGATCCAGCCGGCGGCCGGCGCGTCGTGTTTGGGGTGGCCGATGACCATGGGGGCTTCGTGCAACGCCGGGTCATACGCGGCCACCGTGGCGGCCAGGTCAGACTCGCTGAACTCGAAGCTGGCGCCGTTCATGGCGGTGTGTGTGCCGGGTTTGAAGATGTGCAGTGGTTTCATGGCTGTGCGCTGCATGGGGGTGATGCGCACAGCCTGGGCGAATGGGTTGCCCAGGGCTTTTAATCGGGTTTAAAGACTAACCCGGCTTACTTGAAGACAACTTCCCTAGCTCCGGGAAAGTCTCCTTTTTCTTCGAGGTCATGAGCAGTATCAACTCCGCTAATTCGGCGAAGTGATGATGCGGCGATAAATTGGACGTCAAGCGCCAACTGAACAACCTCTAAACGCGTCAAATTCGAACCTGAGTAGCGAGTCTTCACATAGTCAGGGATGTAATTCACGATACCGGAGATTAACGCGTCGTCACGATGCGGCCGCTCCGCCGCCAGCCGTGCAGCAATATCTTTGTGATGGTGCCCCAAAAGACGTATTTCCTTTCTGGAGACTCCCAGGTGATAGAGCGTCCCTTTCATTGCTAGCTCTGCAATAAGACAGATGGGTTGGGTGGCTGAGGCAACGTTGCTGCTAGTGCTCATACTATTGGATATCTCTTCCAAGTGGGCGGCGGCTAACGTCCAATGTTTAATCGACTCGCCCTGAGCAGTGTCCTCCATGTAATTTATACCCATAATAAAGTCATGGATGTCGGCAAACGCGTAGCATGATTTCGCGGCGATTTTCGGATTTCCTCTGCACCATAGAACCCAATCCTCGTGGTCTTTGAAACCAAGAGCGCGGTCCATCGTCAATTGCACATTCCCGTACATGATGCCAAGTGTCACTTTGCGTATCTGGTCGACAGAGGCTACCAATCCCACCCCGGCTCCTGGCCAGCAAGCCTCCGTCTCAGGAACAAGCCGCATATAAGCTTGGTTGATTTCTTCCACTGCTGGGTTTTGCATCAAATCGAGGATGAACTGGTCCCCCAAAATATCGAAAGCAGCAGCTAACGGGCGCGCATGAAACGGAACGTTTTCTTGGGCATACATCCTATCCAGCCGTAGGATGTCTTCATCTGTGAATAGCACCATGTATCCGTACCTACGGTTGGAATTGACCTTCAGATTAGGATGCCGGTGGCCTCCAGTTATAGCGGCCCGTCTTGGACCGCTATAGGGGGGACCCTTACCTCGGCGGCTTAGCCCAACGGTCAGTAGCAAGGTCAACGCTCACGCTGAGATGCTCCATATGGTCGTAATGATCAGAGGATTCATCCCCTTTTGCCACCACGGTAACGTCACAGAAGTAGTTGCCGGTATTGAAAATTGAATGAAGGATCTGAGTAATCTTATCCTCCAAACCTTTATCAGCTTCTTCCGTCGTCGCGACGTTAACGCCGTACACGCTGGCCTTGTCGTCAAAGAAAACACTGACGAGCCGTGCACGGCCGCTGTTGTGGTCAATGGTCTTGGCGGCAACTGTTGCGATAAACCTGTGTTCGTCATCGGGGAAACTAGCCCGGGCCTCCAAATGAACACGGTGCTTACCAATGGTGAGCCATTCAGAGCGGAAACCTTCAACTGGCATGGTAAATCTCCTTATAGATATGCGCGAGACCGTTTTATAAAGCCTTTACGGCCGTTTTTCGAGCTTTCTCAAGAGAACCACGCCAGTTCTTCTTCCAAACGCCTCCTGAGATCAAATGCGGGCGGCCTTCGCCAGATGAGTTACAGCCAAATCCAGGATCGCTTCCTCCGCCTCGGGCTGGATCACGCCCTCTACATCCATAGGCAAAAACGGCCGCCCCGGAATATCGCCCCACAGGTGGGGGAAGTCGGATTTCTCCCCGCCGAAATGCATCATCGCCGCGTAGGGTTTGTTGCTGCCGACCAATGCGGAGCTGTCGGTCGCGCGGCTGGTGACTGAGGCCGCCAACCCGGCGGCGCTGATTTGCAACATCTGGCCGGGCCAATTGCCGTTTTTCGCCCGGCGCTCGGTCGTCACATTCGAAAGATCAGCCCAATCGGGCCGCCCCTCGCTTTCGAAGTTTTCCTCTGTTTGGCTGAGCAACTCGGCGGCGATTCCGCGCATCAGCGGGGCAAGATCCCCGACGGCCCACTCAACTTTGCGCAACGCGCCCTGCAGGCGCTGGTGGTCCAATTCGACGGTGAACATGTTGCGCCTCCTAAGCGGCCGCTTCTTTGCGTTTTAACGCCTCGGCCAAACCGGCGCCCGGCGCGTGGTTGAAGCCGGGGTCAGTGCGGAACGTGACGGGCCGGCCTTCGGCGTCGGTGGCGCGTAGGCCGGTCACAGTGGCCGTTCTGATTTCGCCCGTGCGCTTGTCGGTTCCGGTTTCAACGGTTTCGGTGAACATCCGCCCCGCGCTGGAGACGACGGTCAGGCCCCGGCGCTTGACGGCCGCCTCGGTCAACGCGACCACGCGGCAACGGCAGTTGAAGCCGTTAGGCGGGAAGATCGCCGACCAAATCGGGTCATCGTGGCGGAACACCTGGCCGTTCAGCGCCCGGTGGCTCGGCCGGGTCTTGCCGTCCAGGATGGCCACGTACATCCAATACGGGTGAGTCTCGGCGGTTTGTTCCATCTCGGCCTTGCGGCCGGCCATGTAGGCGCTTTGCAGGTTGGTTTGATAGATCGTCTTGAGCCGGCGCGGGCTGCCCAGTTGAACCAGTTCGCCGGTTCCCTCGCTGTCGACGATCACCTGTTGCCCCCACCAGCCCTGGGCCTCCAGGGTCGGCTGCATGCCGGCGGTGAACTGTTTGAGGGTTTGGCCGTCCTGCAGCGCGGTTTCCAACGCGGCCCGAATGTCCGATAACAGGTCGAGGCGCATGGCCTTTGCCACGGTGAAGGCCTGGTCATGCGCCTCGTCGAGCATGTCCTGCCAATTCCAGGTGACCGCGTAGCCCTTGAACTTGAGGTAGGCGATGGCTTTCGCGGGTTCAAGGCCGAAGACGGCTTTTAGGTCGGCCGGGTTGAGGCGCTTCTGTTCGGCGGCCACGTCAGTCCTCCCGGTCGGCGCCGGCGCTCAGCCGGCCCCAAGTGTCGGCAATGAACAACAGGTTCGCGAGCTGTTCCTGGAGCGCGCGGTCATCCATTTGGGGGAACGCCTCGGCTAACAGGCCGAGGGCCTCTGAGCCGTCGCGGGCGCGCTGTAGTGCTTCTATGAACGGGGCCACGGCCTGTTCGGCCTGTTGTTGCAGCGCTTCGGCGGGCAGGCCGTCGGTGGCCTGATCCAGGGCGATTTGGTCCAGTAGCGGCCGCACGGTCGCCTCGGCGAACGCCGGCGAATCAGCGGCGGCCGGCGCCGTTGCGAGGTCGCCGTCCTGCAGGTTGTAGGTACGCTTCCAGTACGCGTCGGTGAAGTTAACGCCGGATTCGGTCAGCGCCTTGTCGCGCTGGGCCAGGGTCTTGTCGATTTCCTCCTGTTCCCACAACTCGTACAACGGCGCGGCGACATCGGCGCCGAAGTTAAGGTCGACGACCAGGCGAATGCAGGCGTTCAACGCGGCGGCCACGATGCCAGCGTCGCCGTCGCGAATGTCTTTTGTGACTTCGGCGCCGGCCGTGGCGCTGGCGCGGTTGCTGTCCTTTTCGGTGGTCTGGTTTTGCCCGAGCATGGCCACGTTGATTTCGCTGCGGCAATACTCCAGCAGTTCGCGGTACACCTCGGCGCTGCCGGCTTTGCCCGCCGCCTCAATGATTTGCACGCTGGAATCATCTGGGATGGCCGCGACGGCGTCCTGCACCATGGCCTCCAGGCTATCGAGCAACAAATCGGTTTCGCCGTCGGTGGCGCCGCGCGGGTGCTTGCCGATGACCCAGGGGCTGCCGTATTTCTCGGTGAATTGAACCCAAAACTTCAGGCCGCCTTTCATGAAGGTCGCCGGCCAAAAGCACATGCTCAGGTCAGGGAAGCCGTAGGGGTTGGCGTAGGTTGCGTCTTGTCGGGCCACGATGAAGCGTTGCGGGTCGCACGGTTCGCCGTCCTGGCCGGCCTCTTTCGAACGGAAGCGCAGCGCGTTGTCTTTGTCGTAAAAGAACCATTCGGCCGGTTTGCCGAGCAGGTCCTGCGGCACCAGGTGCATGCCCAACGGCTGCCACATCAGCTCGACGGGCTGGTAGCCGAACAACGGCGCGTCCAACAGCTCGCGAATGATCCGGTCCAGGTCCAGGTCGGTCAGCCAATCGCGAATGAAACGCTCGGCCTTGGGCGGCGCGTCGCCGCGTTTGAGGCCGCGCTCCAGAGAAAGCACCGAGGCCTTACGGCGCCGAACGTTGCCGCCGACCAACGCCGAACTGCGCAGGTCGCGGTAAACCGTGATGTCTTTGCCCTGAGCCTTGAGAATCGGGTCGGGGTTCGGCAGGTTGGCGCCGCTGAAGCCGCCCGCGTCTGAGCGGCTGCGGGTGGCAATATGTTGATTGAGCGTCGCGCCGCGCTTGGCCTCGGCGAAGCTGACGAACTCGGTGGGGCTGACCCACAGGCCTCTCTTGTTCATGCGTACCCCTGGGTAATGCGTTTGCCCTGGCGCGGGCGGCGTGATTTGACTGAGATCGGGCCGGCGGAAACTTCCAAGGTGGCAAAGTTCGCCAATGCGCCGGCCCCGGCGAAGTCGCCGTGACGGTAGAGGTCCGGGTCTTTTAGGTCTTGGGAACGGGCTTTAACGATCATCGGAATGCCGTCCACCGTTTCGATTGCGCGCACGTCCTGGTGCAGCGAATCATCGAGCGGCAACGTGATGGCCGAGTCCTCGAATAACTGCACGAACTTCGGCATCCAGGCGCCGTACCAGGCGCGGCTGATCTTGACTTGTTGAATGCGGTTGCGGCCGAACTCATCGGCGGTTTCTTCGGCGAGCGTTTCGCCGCTGCCGGTGGCGTCCAACGCCGCGCCGACGAAACGCGGCAGGCCGCGCAGGATGTAAAACAGGACCTGCTTTTGTTGGCGGGTCGGGACCTTGTGCATCTCGATCACGAATGGCACATCGCGGTGGCGGGCCTGATCGACTGACATCGGGCAAATGATGGAAAAGTCCCGGTGCCGGGCGTAGTCCATCCCTAAGAAGTGCCGCAGGTCCGGCGCCAATGCCTGTTGCATCAGGGGCGTTAGGTAGCGCCCGATCCAGTCATCGACGTAGGCCTCGCGGCGGTATACCGGTTCCAGGGTGAAGTCATCATCCAACGCCAGGCGCAGCACGGCGCGTCCGGGGCGCATGGCCTCATCGATCCACACGCCGGGGATGCAGACGCCGTTGCCGTCGCGGGGGATAGCGTCCAGCTCTTCGCGCATTTGCGCTTTGCGCGGGCCGTAGGCGTTGCGAATCTTCTTGTACCAGGCCTCTTTTTCCTCGGCCGTGGCTTGTTTGCCGGCCATGAAGCAGACCCGTTCAAACAGCCCGTTGGCCACCGCGTCATCAAAAGTGGCCCGGTAGACTTCCGCGCTGTCGCCGTAGCGCTTGTCGCGGATGTCGCTGACCATCTGGTTAAAGGGGTTGGATTTGCCGTTGTGGGTACTGATGATGACGATGCGGCCGCCCCAAATCAGCAGCGCCGTGGCGGCATCGAGCACGGCCGAAACGTCACGGTGAAAAGCCGCCTCGTCGATGATCACTTTGCCCTGCAAACCGCGCACGCCGGCCGGGTTGCTGGACAGCGCGACAATCTTGAACCCCGAGGCGTAGCGGATGCGGTAGGCGTTGATCTGTCGGGTGTTGCCGGCCTCGTCCTGGTCATCAAACAAAAACTCTTCAATCTTACTGACGCCCGAAGCCTGGGCTTCGGCCATCACGCGGCTGAACTTGGCGCAGTAGCCGATGAACTCCAGGCCCTTTTCCTTGGTATCGCCGATGTAAAAGCAGTCCATGCCGCCCGCGACTTTTTGCGAGGCGGCGGTGATGACCGAGTCCAACGCCTCGGCGAAGGTGATGCCGGTGCGCCGGCCTTTCTCACACAGCTTGATCTGCGCGTCGATGCCCAACCATTCCGATTGGTGGGCCATCAGGATGCCTTCGGCCAGCGGGTTGTAGCCCGCCGGAATCTCCCGAACGCTCGGCGGCAGTTCGTCCCACTCGATGACGCGCAGCGTGCTGGCCGAGGGCTTCATTGCTTCACGCCCAAGAACTTCTGACGCCAATACATGGCCTGTTCCTCGGTCATTCCCTTGGCCTTCACGGCGTTATCCAACTCGGCGGCTTGTTCGCGCAGCAGCCGTTCGCGGGCCGCTTTTTCAATGGTCTGGCGCTCTTTTACGCTCATCGTCCGCGCCTCCATGGTGGCCTTGGCGGCGCGCGCCAATGCCGATACTTCGGCAATGGTGACCTCGTCCTTTTCGTGGGCGCCCATGGCCGCCTGGTAGGTAAGCGTCGAGATGGCCTCTACCAACAGCGCGCCGGTTTTATCGGAAGAGTCCTCGCCGAAGGCGCCCACAAATGCTTCGGCCATTTCGCGTTGTTGGCGGGCCTTGTCGGTGAGTTCATCGAAGCCCAACTTGAAGCGCCCCAACGCGCTGCGGCTGGGCGCTTTTTCGTTGGGGAAGCGCGTCTGGATATCGGCCAACATGTCATCCAGGGTCATGCGGTCTTCACGCAAAAGCTTCTGGATGTAGGCCTTGACCATAGGCGGCAGACGGTTGATGGATGACTTGCCCGCCATGGTTATGCCCCCGGCCGTTTGATGCCGGGAACGCGGGCGCGCCCGGCGGCGATGTCCTGGCCGCGCTCGGTGAGCGTTGCGACCAGCACCGGGCCGACATCGGCCAAGGTCAAGGCGCCTTGCTCGGCCAGCCAATGCAGTTCGGTTTTCACTTGGTCACGGCTAAGGGTGTGCCCGTAGTTGTCCAACGCCATGGTCAGCACGGAGCTGTTGGCCCGGTAGCCGGTCATTTCGACCAACAGGCGCAAAATCACCAGGCGGTAATCCTGGCGCAAAAAATCGGCGTATTCGGTCATGTCTTTTCTCGCAGCAGGTAGTCATTGATCCGGTCCAGCGAACGGGCTAAAGGGCCCAGGGCTTCCTTAACCCCCGACAGTTCGGCGCGTACCGCCTTCATGTCGCCGAGCAAATCGGTGACGGCGGTCTGGTCCGGGAGGTGCCGGACGTGTTCTTCCAGGGCGACGATGCGGGTACGCAGTTCCAGCAGTTCCTGGGCGCTGGCGGCCTGGCGTTTGGTCATCCAGGTGTAGATGCTGAGTACCGTCAGCATCAGCCACTGAACGGTTTGGAAGCCGAAATTCATTTCGTTCAAGTTCATTCAAAACCCCGCGTCGCCAAGTGTTCCAAGGCGTCTAAGCAATCAAAACAATGTTCAGTGCCGGGCTCAGCCTGGCGGCGGTCTTCGGGAATCGCGTCGCCGCATTCCTCGCAACGGTAAGCCGAGCGGCCCGAGCGGCGTTGCAACCCGCTGTTGCGCGCGCGGGATATGGCGTCTTCGGCGTCATCGTCATCTGTAGCGTGTTCAGCTACATCCATAGGCCGTCAGTCCTTTTCCTGGAGGTCGAGCAAGGCGTTGAGCTGCGCGAGGTTGGTTCGGGCCCACAGCCCGTAATCTTGGGCATGGGCAAGGATGTCAGCCGGGGTGACGCCGCTTTCCAATAGTTCGGCGTCAGTGCCGGCGGCGGGCCGGGCCGCTTTTTCAGCAGCGGCGGCAACGGCGCCCGGTCTTGGGGCGGGCACGCCGAGGGCGGCGTTGAAGTCGCGCAGCCAACCAACAGTGAACACGCAACGAGGAACAGGCTGAACCGCCGCGCCGGGCGCGGGCCGGTATTGGGTTGTGACATGGGAAATGCGCTCCTGCAGTTGTTGTTTCTCGTTGGCGTACTGAGTCATAAAGTCGAATAGCAACGACTCGCTTTGTTGGGCGCGGGAAACCTGCTGCAGAAGTTGCACGCGGTTGGCCTGTTCTGCGGCCAAGGCTTGGGCCGAATGTGTGCTCTGAAGATTGGCCAGCGCGGTATCGCCCAGTGCGGCGGCGTACCGAAAGCCAAACCCATAGGCGATGGAACCTGCGGCCGACGCGCTGACCACGCAGGCCAACAGGGCGACGGTCAGCCCCGACGGTAGCGGCCATGAAAGCCGATCAAGCGCGGCCATGGTGCTGCCTCATACGGTTGCGGGATTTGCGCGCCCGGCGTTTAGCCGCCGCGATGCCGGTTTTACCGTGGCGGTAAGGTCGAGTGATGTTGGGGCTGATCCAACTGCCGGCCGCCGCGATGGGCGCGGCCCAACGGCACGCCCCCATTAGCCCCGCGATTAACGCCGCAAAGGATCGGCCGAATAGGTTCAGCTTCATGGCTGAGCCTCTGCCGGGGGGCCCTGTTTGATCAGGCGGGCAACGAACAAGATCAACCCCAGCGCGCTGTTACAGGCGGCGTAGGCCCGGTCCGAAAGCTGTGCCTGCCAAAGGGGCAACAGCTCAAGTTGGGCGAAGCCCAACAGCGCGATCAACACGCCGAGCTGAACGCTGTAGAGCTTGTAACAGCAACGCCATTCACAGATCAGCTTCATGCCGGCACCTCGCCGTTGCCGTGAACGGCGCCGCGCTCCACGCCGGCCAAAGCCAAGCCGTCGGCGATGATTGCGTCGCCGTACCACTGGCCGCCGGGCAACGGGCCGGGGCCGTTTTCATGGCGGATAATGGCAAGCACCAGGGCGCGCATGGTGTCGTAGTGGTAGACGTCCAACCCCTCAAAGTCCGGGTCGACCTCCAAAACGCGGGCTACGGTGGCCGCGTATGCATCGGTGTCATTTTCGGTTGCCGGGGCCCAACGTTCGATGATCTCGCGGACGCTGTCGATACGGCTGCCGTCGGCGGCGCGGCGTTTGTCCTGATAGGTAATCAGGACGCGGGCGATGGCGCGGATTCCCCAACGGGGGGCGGTGAATTGAACGAAGTTGACGTCGGACTGGGCAACGGCCGTGCCCTGCCAACGCACGCCCTTAGCGTGGCGGATATTGCCGGGGTTGAAGTTGCGGATGCCGCGCGGCTGTTTTGAAGCCAAAGTGGGTCGCATGGGGCGCCTCCTGTAACGGCGCCGCCGGTTCCGGGCGCCAGAAATACACACGCCGCCATGATGGGCGGCGTATGTCAGGGGGGCTTTTAATCGGGTTTAAAGAGGTGCGGCTATCGTTTGGCCTTCCGGAAACGTAGCACGCTGCTGATGTCCTTTAGATCCTCATCCAGCTCGGCGATTGTGGCAATCGCGGCCTGCCTGATGAAATGCAGCCATAGCCCTGAGCCGAAAACCATGGCTACAAAACAGGCAAAAGTGACCTTTTTGATGGTGCTAATTTCCCCGCTGAGCCCGTCAATCTGGATCATGTACGATCCCCAGACGCCGAATGCCGTACAGGTCAGCAGAAGCAGTAAAGCGGCCAAGTTAAACCATTGCCGAAGGAAGGCGCCGCGTCGCTCTCGCTTGTATTCCGTCACGATGCGTTTCAACTCGTCAGTTGTCAGTTGGTCCCATTTCGGGTGGTTAATTATGTTCTTGCCCGCAACCTGACCAATGCTGCCGAAAAATGTTTGATTTCCCATAAATGCCTCAATTGCTCTCAAAAACCGCGCGGAGTTCGTCCATTAACTCCAGCCACGGCTATGTTGGAATGTTTCCACAGTGCAGATGCCTTCCCGATACGCGTAGACCATTGGTCCATATTTCTTTTGAATTGGAATGAAGAAGCAGTAAGGCAGGACCACGCCAAAACCAAGGGTCACGAAGAGGAGCCAGGAATAGCTGAAAGCAATTCCTGAGATCAGCTCAATCAAAAAAGTTAAAAAACCAAGAATCATCCAGCCGACAACGGGATTGAACAGGATCTTCCTGCGCGCGTCAGCTAACCGCTCCCGGAGATGTGCCAACAGTGCGGCAATTTCTTCGCGGCTCTGGCCGGACAGGTCGCTGAGCATGTAATTATAGATATCGCCCGCGGCTGCCTGCCCGACGTTGCCGTAGAACTGTTGATTCATTAGCTATTCTCCGGAGAAAGATCGATTTTGAGCTGGCCTTCCGGGATGTTTAGCTGGTCCAGGCAGATGGATTTACAGGCGAGTTTTTCGATATAGATGCTTTTCCCGGTCGAATCGATTTCTACATAGCACGTATGTCCCCCCGCCTTAAAGGCTTCGGGGATCTTGCTCGACTCCCTAACGTCAAAAAGAATCGACGTCCTGTAGTTATTCTCGATGCGGGCCTTCTCAAATGACGAAGAGTATTTGTCCAGGCCGGGGCAGGCCCGGCGTATGGCGGGTAGGCTTTTGGTGACCAACTCATCATCAGAAACCACCACGAACTCTGTAATGGGCGGGCCTTCGCCGCACCCGGACAGGTACAGTAGCGAAAACCCTAGTAAAGCTAAACTCCTTGTATTCATATTCCTTTCCCCAAGTTAGAACAAAACAGCGCCAATCAGTATGCCCAAAATAAACAGTACGGCCGCGTTCTGTCGGTGCAGCACTATGAAGTCCTTCAGCTTCAACGCTTCAGGCTCGGAACGTATCGGTTGTGCCGTTGTTTGAAAACGTTGGATAAACTCCAACGTTTTCTGAAGCTGTGGCTTCTGAAGATTGCTGAGCTGAGTTCGTCCGAACGACAATTCGCAAAAATTATTCATTTCCGCTTTAGCATCTTTTTCTGCCACAGCCCGTAACACCTTGCCTACAAGGCGGCGCTTATCGGCCTCTTCTTGAAGATGCTCCAGTCTTGCTTGGATCACGTTTCGCGCGTCAACGAATTGCTCTGATGTAATCTCGCTGATCGTCGTGACCCCTAGCTGCGCGTGCACCCTGCGCCAAACGTCACGGGGGTCATCCCCCAACTCTTCGCATTTGGCGCGGAGTGCGTGCAGCTCGTTGCGTTGCGCGGATACTAATCCCCGCGTCTCAGTTTTCCCGGCAAGACTGATGCTGACCCCAAAATTATTGATATCGCCCGCCGCCGCTTGGCCAACTCCACCATGAAAATCCTGGCTCATGGGTTACTCCTTGGATTTCAAATCTCCGACATTGAAGGTAACGCCTGACTTGTTGGTGACATTGCCGGCCACTGCCTGGCCCACCGAACCGTGGAACGTTTGTTTGACCGGGGCGGACCCCGCAGTGACAGCCGCAAGCGCGGCGGCTTTAACCGCCACGGGAGCGGATCTGAATTTTTCGAGCAGCTCTGTTTCATCCGCCGTAAGCGACCCCACGGATCGTTCGCCCGTAACGATATACAACGCATCGATACCAACCTTTGCGACTGCCGCGAGGTAGTCCGCGCCGGGATACCTCTCGCCCTGCTCGTACTTGAGCTGGGCAAGCTTCTTGACCCCTCCGATAGCGCCGATTGCGGCTTGGCTAAGCCCCAGCCGTTCGCGTTCCTCTCTAAGGCGCTCGCCGATATTCAAAAGCATTACTCACCACTTGACAGGTATGTTTTTGCATACCATCATGATTACCACATCACTTAATTATCTTTGCATCACAGGAGCCACCACCATGGCCACCCATGCCAAAGCCCTAACCGCCGACCAGGTGAAAGAGAACTTTCGCCGGGTAGGCAAAACCATTACTCAATGGGCTATCGAAAACGGTTACACCCGCAATGAGGTTTATCGCGTACTCAACGGCCAAGCCAAAGCCAACTACGGCAAGGCCCATGACATTGCGGTGAAACTCGGTCTCAAGCCTTCCGCAGCGTTGGCCGCCTGATGGCTACCTTGCGGATGACGCCGTGCGGGCACTTCTCGCGGCGGCCAACTGATCACAGAGCCACGCCAGCGTTCTCGCCGCTTCAGTTTCTATTGGCTGCCCCGGCCAACGTACCGGCCGCAGGGCCTGTTCAATACGCCCCGGCGCAACAACCCCGGCAACTTCCATCACTGCGGCAAGGCGTAACCAGCCCTGCGCCAGGGCGTTTACTTGGGCTTCCAGCGTCTCAATGCGGTTGGTCATTTCATGTATCCGTGTTGGGGAATGTACCCGAAAAGATTGCACCTGGAGTAATCCTTTTGCCTATGTGCAAAGGCGCCGTTTGTTTGGAAAACGCTCTAGCGGGGGCTTTCCAATGAGCCGCCGCCGCTGGAAGAGCCTTCAGCCGACCTCGTTGCGCCACGCGCTAGAGCTGTGCAAGGACTTTGCCCGGGAAACCCATAACAAAAGCGTGGAGCGAATCGCGGATGAAATGGGCGTGGCGGATCACTGGTCAGTTTACAAATGGCTACAAACCGGCCGCATGCCGGCCAATCTGATCCGCCCTTATGAGCGGGCCTGCGGCTGTGATTACGTCACCCGCTGGATAGCCGCCAGCGCCGGCCGGCTGACCATCGATATTCCAACCGGCCGCAATTGCGCCGCCCAGGACATGCAGGCTCTGCAGGAGCTGCTCACAACGGCGGCCGGCAGGTTGCTGGCGTTCTACGCCAAGAACAGCGGCGCCGATGAAACCCTGGCCTCGATACAGGCCGCGATGGAAGCGCTCGCCTGGCACCGGGGCAACGTCAGCCAAACCCAACACCCACAACTCGAATTGGAGGGGCAGCCATGAGCCGCACCGTCTCGTCCGCCGCGCGTGTATTGCGCGTGCTCAAAGCCCTGAAGGGCCACACCGTGACCGGCCTTAGCAACACTGAGCTGGCCCATCTCACGCAGGACAGCCCGAGCAATATCACCCGCGCCGTGCAAACCCTTATTGAGGAAGGACTCGCGGTGAAGCTCGATAACGGCCGCTTTGCCCATTCCGTTGGCGTGCTGCAGATCGCCCAGGCCCACGCCGAGCACATGGCCCGCCTGACTAACCGTATGCAGGAAATCAATCAGCGTATCGCCGCTGGCTCGATGAACTAAGGAGAACCCCATGGCTCGCACCAAAAACCAACCCGTAGTCGCTGATGAGTTGCCCGTTCTGGACGGTGAAACCTTGACCGCGAATCAGAACGCGATGACGTCGATCCTGGCGTCTCACAGCGATGAACGTGACTTGGTCAACCAACTGCTCGGCCAGGCTCAGATGGCCGAATCGTTTGCCAAGTTTTCGCTGACGGTCAGCACTTCCAAACTCGCTTATGTCAAGGAAACCAAGCTCTACCGGGGATTGAGCGGAAAAAGAAGCGCTGACGGTCAGCAGTTTACCGGCACCTGGGATGAGTTCTGTTCACTGCTTGGCCGCTCCCGTCAGCAGGTGGATGAGGATATCGCCAACCTGCGCACGCTCGGCGAAGAGGCCCTCGATTCCATGTCCCGCATGGGTATCGGTTACCGCGAACTGCGCCAATACCGGCGCCTGCCTGAAGATCAAAAAACAGCGCTGATAGAAGTCGCCAAGTCCGGCGATAAGGAAGCGTTCGTCGATTTGGCCGAAGAAATCATCGCCAAACACGCCAAGGAAAAAGAGGAACTGACCCAACGGCTTGACGAAACCAACGCCGACTATGAAGCGCAAAGCGAAGTCATGGCGAAGAAAACCAAAGAGCTGGACGGCGCCAAGCAGGAGTTGGAGAAGAACCGCAAACGCATTCAAACCGCCACGCCCGACGATGTCCTCAAAGAGCTGCGCGCGGAGGTAGTCGGTATCCAGTTTGAAGTCGAGGCCAAGATCCTCGGCGAGCTACGTAGCGGGTTCTCTCAGATGGCCGAACACGGCGCCGCTAACGGCGTTGATCACCGGGCCTACAAGGCGGATTTGATCCGTCAGTTGGAAGTCACGCTGGCGGCCGTCCGGAGTGAGTTCAACCTGCCCGAACACGCCGAGGGCAGTGCGCCCGTGTGGCTGACGGCAGCCGAGGCCTAATTCATGAACCCGGTACAGCTCCAGCAGTTGGCTCAAATCGCCCAACGCGCCGAGAACGCCCCGCACGGCCAGCGTACCGCCGTTTACCAGGCGGGTGCGGCCGAACTGGGCGTGTCCCTTCAAACCCTGCAGCGCAAGCTGAAGGAGATCCGCGTGGCCAAGCCCCGCAAACGACGCAGCGATGCCGGCTGTAGCGCGCTGCCCCTCGAAGAGGCGCGGATGATATCGGCCGTCTTGCTTGAGTCGATCCGGGCCAACAACAAACAGCTATCCACCATCGAGCGGGCGGTTGAACGTCTGCGCAGCAACAACCTGATCATGGCCGGCCGGGTCGATGAGCAAACGGGGGTGTTTCGCCCGTTGACGTGTGGCGCTATCAACCGGGCATTGCGCGCCTACAAATTGCACCCCGAGCAACTGTTACACGACGCCCCGGCGGTGTCGTTGGCGAGCAAGCATCCCAACCATGTCTGGCAGGTGGATGCGTCTATTTCGACTCAGTTCTACTTGGCGGATGACGGGGCGCGGGCGATGAACAAGGCCGAGTTCTACGACGGCAAGCCCTGCAACCTGAAGAAGATCGAGCGCCAGCGGCTGTGGCGCTATGTGATTACCGACCATACCAGCGGCACCCTGTACGTGGAGTACGTCCTGGGCGCCGAGTCGGCCGAGAACCTGTGCAACGTCCTGATCAATGCCATGCAGAAGCGCGGCGAATCTGACCCGTTCCACGGCGTGCCGTGGGTGCTGATGACTGACCCCGGCGCCGCCATGACCAGCGGCATCTTCCGCAACCTCTGCCGCGCCATGTCCATTGACCTGATTATCAACCAGGTCGGCAATGCGCGGGCGAAGGGGCAAGTTGAGCAGGCGCACAACATTGTTGAGCGTGAATTCGAAAGCGCCCTCAAGTTTGGGGCCGCTGAAAGCCTGGAACAGATCAACGCGTGGGCCGGCAAATGGATGCGTTATTTCAACGCGACCTCCATTCATACCCGCACCCGTCGCACCCGCTATGGCGTCTGGCAAATGATCCGGCCGGAACAATTGCGCCTGGCGCCCGGCGTTGAGGTTTGCCGGGAGCTGGCGGTCAGCACTCCGGAATACCGCAAGGTCAGCAACCTGCTGCGGGTTTCGTTCCGGGGGGCTCAGTTCGATGTCAGCTCGGTGCCGGGCGTAATGGTTGGCGAAAAACTGCTGATTACCCGCAACTGTTGGCGCGATAAGGACACGGCCGTGGCCGTGTTGATAGGGGATGACGGGCGCGAAAACTACCACGTCATCGAGCGTATCGGGGTGGATGAGTTCGGCTTTGCCGAAACCTCCGCCACCATCGGCGAAACATACAAACGTCACGCCGAAACGCCGGCCCAGCTTTCGCGCAAAGTGCTGGAGCAGATCGCTACCGGCACTGACAACCAGGCGGACGCCGGGGCGGCGCGCAAGGCTAAGGCCGTTCCGTTCGGCGGCCTGATCGATCCGCACAAACACGTCACCGACACCGTATTGCCGGCCTACATGCCACGGCGCGGCACCCGCCTTAACGTCAACGCCCCGACCGTCGAGGTGGCCCCTCTCAGCCATGTAGAGGCCGCGAAGTTGCTGCGCCCGCGCCTGGGCAATCTTTGGACGGCGGAAACGTTCGGCTGGCTGCAACAGCGTTACCCGGAAGGAGTTCCCGAAGAGCAGCTCGACGCCGTAGAGGCTGAGCTGAAACGGCCCGTTGAGGTCATGCGCAAACCGCTCAGCCTGGTGCTGGCGGCTGTTGGAGGTGAGTGATGTTGAAGCTTAAGAAAATCCTGCAGGACGTGGGCCGGCCCCAATCGGCCCTGGCCGAGTCGCTGAGTCTGAGCGGCGCCACGGTTGCCCAATTGCTGAACCACGGCCATTGGCCGCGCAGCCTGGACAGCGAGGAGTTACAGGGGCGCATTCGCGGGTTCCTGACTGAGTCCGGCGCTAATGACGCCGATATCGCCAACGCATTTGAAGAAGTGGACCTGCCGTGCGCCAACACGGCAGATCCGGCCCTTAAGAAAGAGCCGTCCGGGGAGGACGAACCTATGTTACTGCCAAAACAGACTATTCAGCCAAGTACTCGTAAAGCCTTCGGCTTGTTTCGCGATCCCTTTGATGAACTGCAGTGCGCCCAGGACATGTGGGTCAGCCCGGATATTCGCTATGTGCGTGAGGTGATGTACCAGACCGCCCGCCACGGCGGCTTCCTCGCGGTCATGGGGGAAACGGGCGCGGGCAAAAGCACGCTTCGCCGTGACCTGGTGAACCGTATCGCCGAGAACAATGACCCGGTGATCATCATCGAGCCCTACGTGTTGGCCTCCGAGGACAATGACGTCAAGGGCAAATCCTTGAAAAGCACTCACATTGCCGAGTCGATGATGGCGGCTGTTGCGCCCCTCGCTAAGCCTAAGAGCAGCCCGGAGGCGCGGTTTGCCCAGCTGCATAAGGCGTTGAAAGAGTCCCACGCCGCCGGCTACCGCCACTGCCTTGTGATTGAAGAGGCCCACAGCCTGCCGATTCCAACGCTCAAGCACCTCAAGCGCATCCTGGAATTGGAGATCGGCTTCACCAAACTGGTCAGCATCATCATGATCGGCCAGTCGGAGTTGGGCGTGAAGCTCAGCGAACGCAACGCCGATGTGCGTGAGGTGGTGCAGCGCTGTGAGCGGGTTACGATGGCGCCGGTTGACTCCTCCCGGCTGGAAGAATTCTTGAAGTTCCGCTTCGACCGGGCCGGCAAAGCGCTCGGAGAGGTCATTGACGAGGGCGGCATTCAGGCAATTGCTGTGCGCCTGTCCCAGCCCAAGCGTATCGGCGGCCGTGATGAGACTGTGTCGCTGCTTTACCCGCTGGCCATCGGCAATTTGATGACCGCCGCGATGAACTTGGCCGCCCAACTTGGGGTGCCGGTTGTCACCGCCGATGTGGTCAAGGGGGTGTGAGATGGCTGCTATGTACCTGCTCGGCGTGCAAGCGGTTCAGCCCTTGAGCATCTTGGCTGAAGAGTTTCCGAAGAGGCTGTCGGCGTTCAACGATCTGACCCGCGACATGCGCGAGGCGGGGATTGTCATCAAGGCGTTGGTGTTTGCGGACAATAAGATTTTCGTCGATCCCCAAAGTCTCGACGTGCTGTCGCGGCGCTTCGGTCATGAGTTACGCGGCATGCGCTGCAATGCCGAGGGACGGTTCGCGCGCAATACCGTGACGATTCGGGGTATTGGCGTTGTTTGGTTCACCTTGGTTAAGGGGCAGGACCAATGAGCCCGGCTCTTGATAGTTCGATTGAAGCCCTCCAGGACGCCGTTTGGTGTGAACTGCCGGCGATGTCCTGGGCCGATGCCATGAAACATGTCGCGGTCGTGCTGGGGCACGTTCATCGCCCATCAGTCGCCTCTGAACATCTCGCGTCAGCCGGCGCCGCTGTTGAAGAAAACCGTTTTCACGATGCTGCCCGGCATCTCCGGCGGGCGCTTGTTTGCCTCGATGTCCGTTCCGGGGAGCGCGTGGTTCGGCAGGCCGAATTGTTGGACGCCTTCGACCAGGCCCTCGCGGTGATGCCGTTCCTGTGGCTGGAGATTGGCTTCAATCGCGTCAGCGATTGGGCCGTCACGATCTACGACAAGGCCGGCGGTGTTGAGCGCGTGGTGGCTCAGGTCAGCGGGCTGGGGGCAGACGAAACCTGTCGCCGCGCCGCGCAACAGCTCCGCAAAATTCTGGAGGGTAAAAACAATGAACCACAGTGAAATTCTGCAAGTCCCGGCCGGTTACCGCGTTGACGCGCTGGGCCGGTTGGTGCCCGAGGCGTCAATCAAACCCACCGATTTGCTACGCGATAGGCTGGTCATGGAAGCCGTTGAGCAAGCCCAGGCTATCAGCGCAATGCTGCTCAGCTTCAAGGCCCGCGTGTTCGGCGATATCGATGCGCTGGAGCAAATCAGCAAAGAACAGTACGGCGTTGTATCTCGGGGTACGAAGGGCAATCTGACCCTGACCAGTTTCGACGGCCGCTACAAGCTGACGCGGGCCAACCAGGACCAGATTGAGTTCAACGAACATCTCCAGTCGGCCAAGGCGCTGCTCGATGAGTGCGCCCATGAATGGACGGCCAACTCGCACCCCGGCGTCCGCATATTGATCAATGACGCGTTCCGGGCCGACCGCAACGGCGAATTACGAACGTCCCGAATCTTGTCGCTGCGCCGGCATGATATCGATGACCCACGTTGGAAACGGGCGATGGAGGCTATCGGCGATGCGATCCAGGTCGCGGGCAGCCGCAGTTATATCCGGCTTTATAAGCGGGTGGGTGATACCGACCGGTACGAGGCTATTCCGCTTGATTTGGCGGGGGTGTGACATGGACAACGACCGCATGCTCGAAAAAATCAAAAAGTGTCTGGAAATGGCAAAGTCCAAAACCAGCAACCCGAACGAAGCCGAAATTGCGCTACGCCAGGCCCATAAGCTGATGGAGCTGTACAACCTGGAAATGGGCGATGTGTTGGCCAGCATGGCGTGCGAAACAAAAATCGCCGCCGGCTCCGACGGCGTGCCGCCAACCTGGCGGGTGCGCTTGGCCCACGTGTGCGCCCACGCGTTCGGCACCCGCATGATCATTACGCACGGCTGGCACGGCGGCGGATTTATTTTTGTCGGGTGCGCGGCGGCGCCTGAGCTGACCGGCTATGCGTATGAGGTGCTGGTGCGTCAGCTACAGAAGGCCCGCCGGGAATTTCTCTCTTTGCCGAGGCAGAAGCGCTGCAAGCGGTCCACCAAAGTCGCCAGGGGCGATCATTTCGCCAACGGTTGGATTGACGCGGTGTACCACAAGGTCGATGAGTTCGCGGGCGTTGAGGACAACGTCGCCGAGGCTATCGAGGCCTTCATGCAGAAGCACCACCCGGACCTGGAACCGGCCGAACTCAAACGCCGCAAACTCAAAGCCCGTGACGAGGGCGCGGTTTCCGCCGGTTACGCGGCGGGCAAGTCGGCTCAATTGCACCAGGCCGTAGGGCATCAGCCCCGCGCGCTGCTGACGGCGGGGTGCTGATCATGACGTCCACAAGCACAGGCAAGCTCGCGTCCGGGGTGTTGGAGTTCCGGGCTATTTGCGATCAGTGCGACCGCCCCCGCGCCGTTGGCAGTCACGTGAAATGCAGCAAGATCCGCCAGCAGCTACACGCAGCCCGGAACGAACGGAGCGGCGGCTCGCAGTCCGGAGGCGCCCAATGAAAAACGCGACGGCCAACCCCAACCGCCTGCCTCTGATCAAGCTGATCCACGTCGCCCGGCGCGAGCTGCGTATGGATGACGACACCTACCGCCTGATGTTGGCCGGCATGAGGGGTTTGGACGGCGCGACGTCCACCGCTGATTTGAGCGTTCCAAACCTGCTGCGGGTTTTGGAACAGCTCAAGCGGCGCGGCTTCACGGTTCGTCCAAACAAGGCCAAACAGCGCCCGATGGCCGCTGACGCGCAGTCGAAGAAGATCCGCTCCATGTGGTTGACGCTGCACGGCCTCGGCGCAGTGCGTGACCCGTCCGAGGAAGCGTTGGCAAAGTTCGTGCTGAACATGACCGGCGTTGCGGCCCTGCAATGGCTCAACGGCGCGCAGGCCAGTCGGGTGATTGAGAACCTGAAGCAGTGGCAGCAGCGAATCGAGCCGGCTCCGAGCGCCGTAAGGGAGGATGTATGACTGAGTTCAGAAGCAAAGGCCCTGAATTGCTCACCGACCTAACCGAGCACATCGCGGTGGCGCTCGTTGAACTGGTGTCGATGGAGGACGCCGCCGCTCGTCATGTTGCGCAGGAGGTCTCTGACCGCATGGCGGCGCACTGGGGCGGCCAGAACCTGTACTTCCCGATGGGGCTATCGGTCAAACTGAGCCGCCGGGATCGCCAGATCTACGACGAGTTCAACGGCACCAACCATAGCGAGCTGGCGCGCAAGTGGGGGGTGTCGCTTCAGTGGATCTATAAGATTGTGAAGGCGGTCCGAAAGGATGAGATAGCACGCCGTCAGGTCGATATGTTTGCCTCGCTCAGCAACGACTGAGCGGGGCGTCACCTATTGCACGGGCTGCAACCGAATTTCCCTAATCATCCCAACCTGTGCCGGCCTATCCCGCAATGGCCCGGGTTTATCTCGCGCCCCCTTGGTATTTATCTCAGTCCTAAACAGCCGCGGATGCCGCTGAGACGGTCGCCATGGAGGCTGCGCAATGAATATGCCCATGCCGACCTTCTTCGACCACAGCCGCCACACCCTGCGAGTGTCCAAACTCAACGCCCATCTCGACGTCCTGGC